AAGAGTAAGGGGTGTCAGTTTATCATGCAATAAAAACATTACATAAACAAAATAAAACTATTGATATATTATCTCTGTCTACTTACATAGGTGGAGATAATATAACAAGAGATATAGCTGATATTATAGTATATGATTCAGTTTACTATTCTGCACAAACTTGTGTAGCGGTATTAACAGAAAAATATCAAAAAAGTTTATTAGCTCACATTGTTAGTGATGTAAATAATAGCTTAAGTAACCAAGAAGAACTTGAACTTATTATAGATAAATTAAATGTAAATTTAGAAAAACTACAAATTGCAGAACCTACTAAGCTTTCTGACATTAATCAACAAGCGATGAATTTTCTCAGTGATGTAGAACTTAGAATGAACACAGAAGGTTTACTTGGTATATCTTCTGGCTTTGAATCTATAGATAAATTTACAGGTGGTTGGCAAGAAACAGATTTAATTGTTGTAGGTGGGGCGTCATCTATGGGTAAGACTAGCTTTGCTTTAGCTCTTGCTTATAATGCAGCTTTACACTCTTCTACACCAACAGTAATATTTTCTTATGAAATGTCTGCTATACAATTAATACGTAGACTTGCTTCTATGGATTCAGGTATTTCTAACAGATACATTACAAATGGTACAATTAATATGGAAGAACTAAAACGTATACATGGATCTATTTCTAATATACAAAACTTACCATTACATATTGATGAAACAAATGTAACATCATTAAATTATTTATTACGTAGAATAAGAGAATATGTAACTACAAAGAATGTAAAACTTATTATGGTTGATTATTTACAACTTGTAAGTTATAAGTCAAAAGGTTCTACTAGAGAACAAGAAGTTAGTCAAGTGGCAAGATCATTAAAAAATTTAGCCAAAGAACTAAATATAACTATTATAGCATTAAGTCAGCTTAACCGTGGTGTTGGTATGCGTAATAACAGTAAGCCAACGCTTGCAGACTTACGTGAATCAGGCGAAATAGAACAAGCATCTGATGTTGTAATACTTATATATAGACCTGAATATTATGGTATAGAATTTAATGACAATGGCACTTCAGCTAAAAACTCTGCAACTATAATTTTTGCCAAAGGTAGAAACATAGGTGTAGGCGAAGTTACACTAGGATTTAAAAATGAGATAACTAAATTTGTAGACTATGAAACTATTTAAAATAATAGGCAGACATCCAATGCTTTCAATTGCGATTTTAACATTAATAATATTAATGATAACACCAATAATGATTGCTCTATTTATATCAACTTGCGTTGTCTTGCCTATGTATTTAACTGTTCAATTATTTTATAATAAAGATTAAAATGTTATATTTGTCTTGTGAAAGACAAACAAAACAAAATAACTAGGGTAAAAGATATTGTATCTGAAATAGCTCATGATTTAAAACTTGATAAAAAATTAGTAAAAAAAGTATTACTATTTACTTTTCAAGAAATATCATTAACCTTATTATTAAAAGGTAAACCTATAATGATCAGAAGATTTATAAAGTTCGTTATAGCAATGAAAAATATCAAAACAAAAACAAATGGATTTAAATCAACTAAAGAAAGAGTTACCTTATAAGTGGCGTGTACAGTCCACTAGATTTGGTAAATCAACTTGTGTCGCATATATAGACGCAAGAGACTGTCAAGACTTACTAGATGAAGTAGTAGGTCCTGATAAATGGCAAAGTATATTTTATGAAGAAAATGGGTTATTATTTTGTAAAGTAGGTATACTTTGTAATGACAATATTTGGATATGGAAATCAGATACAGGTTCAGAATCTAACGTAGAAAAAGACAAAGGTCATGTCTCAGATGCATTTAAACGTGCATGTGTATCTTGGGGTATAGGTAGATTCTTGTATAGATTACCAATACAAACACTTACTACAAAACAATGGAAAGGTAAAGAATATCCATATGCTCCTGAAAAAGATAAAATTATATTTGATGGAGATACTTTAACAAAATATATAAATTGGAAACTCAAAAATAATTAATAATGGAAACATATATGCCAAAGAATAGTATTAACATATCTGATGAAAATACAGATACTCTCATTCAAGAATTGGAAACTTTAAAAAAAGAAAATGAAAGACTTAGAAAAAACAATGAGACTTATAAATTGAAGTATATAGCGTTAATAGAAAAATTAGGAAACTTAAAAAATATAATAAATGAAAGTATTACCCTTTAATTTAAACACCACAGTAGTAACAAGGGCTAAAGGTGAAAAAGTAGATTACATAGAACCTGGTTCTCATTTATGTAAGATTACAAGTATTACAACTTCTGATGATCTTGATAACTATAATGGATCTCCATTCATAGATTTCAATGTCACATCAAATAATAAAGTTGGTAGATGTAGATTCTGGGCTGTAAAACAAACAGACAAACCTAAAACACAAGAATGGAAAACTAAACAAATAAAAGATTTTCTAATCAATGCTGGTGTTAGAGATTTTTCTGATGATAGTCAAGCAATGAATGATGCTGTAGGTAAATCACTTATGATAGCATTTATATCAGAAGAATATATATCTATAAATAAACAAACAGAAGAACCTGTAATTAGAGAATCTACCAAGTATAGATGGAGTTCTAAAGAAGGTGGTAAATGTACATATAGTCCTGACATGAATAAACAACTAACAGAAGATGAAATGTCTGAGTTTAGTATGAAACATAGTGAATGGACTAAAAACGCCAACACAGATTATGTTGGTTCGGATGTAGAGGACGATTTACCATTTTAAGAGATAACAAATCCCAAGGGTATCAGGTAGAATATATAAATAAATTGTATGGTAACATACATTGATAAACAACCTTTTTATTTATTCTTTAAGACTTAAGTGCGCCAAATTCCCCTTGGGTGCAACTCTTATAAATTTTGTTATATTTGTTTTATGGAAACAATTTTCATTCCTGGAAATGTTCCATCAAGCAAAAATGGCAAAAGATGGACAGGCAAGTATTTAATTCATTCCAAGACAGTTATGAATTATATTAAACACTCCAAAGAAGATTGGGTTAATAACAAATTTAGATTTTTGAAACTACTTGAAGGCAAGGATATACCATATAAGATTAGCTTTAAATTTATTAGAAATAGTAAAAGAAAGTTTGATTATATTAATCCTTGCCAAACTGTCCAAGATCTTATGGTGAAATATGAATATCTTCAAGATGATAATTGCAATTATATTATACCATATTTTGAACCGTATGAAATAAACAAAGATGATGCAGGTGTTATAATAAAAGTAATATGATTATACCAGACATAGAATTTTATAGTGAAAGAAATAAATTTATAGATAATATAATTGAAAATATAGATTCTAGAATTGAACAACTACAAAAAGATTTATCAAAATCTCCTAAATTTAGTAGATCATATTTTATACTAACTGGCACAGTACAAGCCATGATTACAATAAAAGAAGAAATACTACAAAAACAATATAAACTAAACAAATAATGAGAAAGACTAAAGAAAAAATCAAAATAGGTGATAAAAAGTTTAAAGTGGAACAAGAAGTTTCTAATACCTTAAAGTCACTAGCACAGGCCGTGCATTCTCATGAAGTTGCACTTATGACATGGTTGCATAAAGACTATAATGGATCTAAAAGAATGACTAAAGATAAAAAAGACTTTAGAGATTCATTAAAAAAATACTGCATGCAAATACCTGGAGCTACAGATATTCTAAGCAGAATGGAAAAAATAGACAAAGAATTAGAACAAAGTCAAAACAAAAAGGAAGAAGTTAAGGAAGCAAAAGAATAATTCATTAACTTTGTAGTACTTTCCTATCCGTGTCACACATGGTTTTGTTTTGATTCACTAGATACCCTGCTTCTGCGGGGTACCTGGTGTTAAATCAAACAATATGAAAATTATCCAAGATCATAAATTGACTCATGAAAACTATTATAATGATACAGACTATGTATCTAATAGTATGTTAAGTCATTTAACAAACAAATCACCTGAATACTTTCAGTATATGCTTAATCATTCACAACCACCTAGCTCTGCTATGAAGTTTGGATCAGCATTTCATATGTATGTATTACAGCCTGATGAGTTTGAAAAACACTATGTAGTAACTCCAAACATAGACAAAAGAACCAAACAAGGTAAACAAGAGTATACAGAATTTATGTTAAAAAATCAGTTCAAAACTTTAATTTCTGAAAGTGATTTACAAACTATACAGATGATGTCAGATAAATTATCAGAAGATTCACTGTGTAAAGATTTGTTAAAAATTGGCAAGCCTGAACAAATTATAGCATGGAATAATCCTGAATATGATGTAAATTGTAAAGGTATGCTAGATATACACTGTAATATAAATGACATAATTGTAGATTTAAAGACAACACAAGATTGTAATTTAAAACCATTTACAAGATCTATTAAAAAGTATATGTATCACAAGCAAGCTGCATTTTACACTGATGCTGTAAGAGCATTGTCATACTATATAGTAGCTATAGAAAAGAATCCACCATTTAGTTTAAATGTATTTGAAATTAGTGGTGATGTTCTAGATCAAGGCAGACATTTATATAACCAAGAACTATATCTTTACAAAAGATGTTTGGATGAAGGTAATTGGCCTGGTCCATCTATGGCTATTTGGAAAGACGTTCTAGACAGAGAACCTATAGATATAAATAATTTTGAAGATATATTATGAAAAACTCAGTAATTTTTGAAGGGGGCATTGATAAAGTTAGTACTTTAGCAGATGGTAGCTTACGTATTTACGTAGGCACCCCTGAGTTATCAAACGAAACTATGGTAAAGGTGTTTTCACTAATTAAAAAGCCTGGTTATGTTTTGGTATCAACAAGTTCTTTTAATCAAGAACAAATAGATGCAGTTGAAAAAGCAACTGTAAATGCAGAGTTTAGTGAAAAAACTCCTAGTCAAAGACTTAGGGGTGTTTTCTACAAACTATGGGAGCAAACACAGCCAAAGTCTATGAATGGAGACACAGGTGAATTAGAATATGTAGACTTTGATTTGTACTATAAAAGACAAATGAATAAACTTATTGATCACTATAAAACTAAACTAAACTAATGACAGAACATGATGAGCAATACTATGAAAGAAATAGAAATGGCTTTGATTATATCACAGACACAACAGATTCCCGTATTCCCCACTATTACGTAGGCTTATACTATAAATATGAAGCTAGAAAAATTATAGAAGACTACAATCTTTCGTATAACTTAGGGACTGCATGTAGTTATATACTTAGATCAGCTAGGAAACATAGCGATGGAGGTATATCTGATATAAAAAAAGCTATTGCTCATCTTGAATTTGAATTAGATAAAATTAAAAATAAATCATAACTACAAACAGAACTTATTACAATGAAAATACTTAATTTATATGCGTGTTTAGGTGGTAACCGATATAAGTGGAACGAAGTAAAAAACGATATAGAAGTTACTGCAGTTGAGCTTGATCCTGAATGTGCAAGGTTATATCAGGACAGGTTTCCTAATGACAAAGTTATTATTACAGACGCACATCAATACTTATTAGACCACTACAAAGAATATGATTTTATATGGAGCAGTCCACCGTGCCCAACGCATTCTAGATTACAAATTTCAATGAAAACAAAAGTTAAAATGAAATATCCTGATATGAAACTATATCAAGAAATAATATTTTTAGACAGTTTTTTTAATGGTAAATACTGTGTTGAAAATGTAATACCTTTTTATGAACCACTAATACCAGCAAAAAAAAGAGGTAGACATTTATATTGGACAAATTTTTATTTACCTAATGTATTAAGTAGTGTTAAAAACCCTGATTTTACACGAGGAAAAAATCGTATAAAAGGTATGTCTGATTATCATAACTACGATTTTAACAAATATAATGGTAAACAATCTAAATCTAAAATGGCTAATAATCTTGTTTACTTTGAAGACGGTAAAACAATATTTGAAACAGTATGCGGTATAGTAAAAAAAAAGAATGTAAAACAAACTGAATTATTTTGATTTATAAATGAAAACAATAAATATTTGTGTTTAATTACAGGTAAAATTAGACGTAACTTTTCCATTTACCAATAGGACACTCAGAACTAGACAGTTTAGTTTTTAAAAACATAAAACATAAACATTCCTTACACTGTTTTGTAGGTTTAAAAAATCTATCACAGGATTTACATATACTCATTCTATCTTCAGAAATATTTTTTGGAACTATAAATTCTTTCATATACTTACATTATAGTTTAATATACCTTGTAAACCATTTTGTCTATTATATATGAAAGCTTGTGCTTTTTTAATATTACCTATAAAACCTTTTGAATCATGCCAATAATCTGTTGCTGACATTGAAGATAAGTTCCTTACGGTTATGCCGTTAAGTTCTTCTATTGCTTGTAACTTCATAGCTTTATTGGTATGATAGTGTCCTCTATGCACTTCAACATAACTTACATCACTCCATAAATTTTTAAATCGTTGAGATATAATGCCTGGCAAATCAGCTGTCTTTGGTCCATCACCATGATCACTAATTATTAAATTATTACCATAGGGTATAGCCTTCATTAAACAATCTGAATTATCTACTTTTACATTATCATTATTTTCATAGTATAACTCCAAAAGATCACCTAAATGCATTATTGATTCCCTATCATGATTACCTGGTATAACCATTACATGAACATTAGCTATTTCATATAGTCTATTTATAGCTTTGATCATAAGCTTTCTAGCTGTACGGTACATATCAATATGAAAATCAGTATTAAATTGTGGTGTACCTTTTGTAGTGCTTGGTATTGGCCAATCACCATCAGAGTTTAATAAATCTTGTCCTACGATAAATAATATTTTATCTATGTAATACCCTTGCGCTCTATATAAAAGATGCTCTATGGCGGTTAAAAGGCGTTCTTCAGCAATTTCCATGCTGTATTCATCACCTTTTATACCAATCTTACCAATATGTAAATCAAATGCAGATATTTCTAATAAGTGTAAATCATTACGATCATCAGGCCTTTCTCTTTTTATTAGTTTTATTTTAGGTGACAAGTTTGCTAAGTCTTCTATTATGTTTTGCTTAACTTTTTTTATGTTTAACTCAGTCTTGATTCTTTTTAACCAAGCCTTAGTTCTAAACATCGTAACTGTTACAGGTTTTCTTTTTTCATCAAAACCTGTTACTTCATATGTACCTATATCATACTTGTCTACTTCCCATAAATCTAAATCTACGGAACAAGCAGCTAATAAATCTTCAAGTGATTTTACTCTAGTACAATTTTCAGCAGTTAATACCGCTTCATTGTTTGTTTCTTGAAAGCTTATAACTTCTTTTTCTTTAGGTTGTTTGTCTGGATTATCTTTTCTAAGTCTTCTAGCTACAGTTCTGATCTGCTCATAATTAGTTCCAAATATCTTAGCAGTATCAGCATACTTGCTTCGTAACAAATGTGGATTTGCTAATAAATATTCTTTTATTTTATCATTAAGTGACATTTATTCTTTTATACCATATCCATGTTGACTGACTAGTTCTAAATTTATTGGTTTTAATGTATGTTTTGATTTCTTACCTATTATCTTCTTAACAACTTTATCCACAACTTTTTGATCAGTGAATATAGACCCTTTGTTATAACCTTTAACTATAACTTCTTTTATGATATAAACCTTATTTCTTGCGTCTTTAAATGTCCAATTACTTAGCCATATAGGGACATTAAAATCTTTAGTTTTCACGACTTAATAACAGTAAACTGTGTATACTGTTGAGAACTCACCACGTAAAAATATATTGTTTTATTAAAATTACCAAAGTGTCTAGTAATACCAGATTCTTCTAATGATATGACAGAAGCATGAGGTATATCCATAGTAAATATTCTAATAAAGTTACCAGTTTGCTGTGAAGATATTCTACCTGCGGATACAGTAGCTGCAGCTTCTCCAGGACCTGTTATACTCCAATACATACTAATTACAGCATCATTACTACTTGAGTTCCAATGTGATATAACTACATCTTTTAAACTTTGCCCTGGGTTTAATTCAGTTAATGTATATAATGTATTTACTGTATCTGTTTTGACAAAGCTTAAATTATCATTTCTAGAAACTGATTCTGTTTCAATAGGTTGTCTAGATCTAGCTACTATCTCTTGTCTTCTTCTTTGTCTTGTGGTAACTTGTCTTTCTACAGTTCTTCTTTGAACTTGACGATTAACTTCAAACTGAGATCTTCTATATTCAGATTTCTTAATAAATTTATTGTCTTTTTCTTTAGCCATAATTTACCATTTTATTTCTATTGCAGCGCTTATAAAAGCTTTACTACCTGAGCTACTACTATCACCCTTTACCATAATCATTATATGACTGCCCGCTGCCACTGGTTTATTATTTATATCTCCTTCAGCCACTGCCACTGTTTTTACTTTATTATTATTTTCTGATGAAGCTACAACTACCTCTTCAAATATTGTTCTAGGGTGATCATTTGTATCTGCTGCTAATTCAGAAGGAACATATTCTACAATAGCCACTGTAATATTACCACTACTAGGATTACATGTAACCTGCATATTAATAGTATTTAAATTACATGCAACAGGAACGTGGAAACCAGCAGATCTAAATAGTTTAGATTGTGTAACCTCTGTGCTACTACTGATTGTTGCACTACCATAATCTAAAGCAATTTCAAACGGAGATCTTGTATCTTCAACATCTTCTGTAAATTGATAATTTGTAGTTAAGGTACAAAAACCTTTTAAATTTACAAACTGAGCGTATATACCAGATGATGTTGATGGTGTGCTAACGGTTAAATTACCTGATATATCAGCGTTACCATCTATATCTAAACTATCACCTTGAACTTCACCAGTAACATTTATACCACTACTTGTTGTTTCAAACTTTTGAGCGCTATCATAATATAATTTAACACCCTCGTCTGATCTTGCTTCAATAGATATTTCACTACTTCCATACTTAATAACTTTCCAATCATTACTATAGTAATTTAATAAATCACCATTCCCAGCATCTACTATATAACTATTATTTCCATCGTGATATATTTGCAAGTCACTACTATTACCAAATAAAGTTTTTACATTATCAGGAATAAAAATATCTTTACTAGCTGTAATATTTTCTGCACTTCCATCTATTTTTAAATATTCTTGATTAGACTCTGCAGCATTTGTAGTTTGAAATATAACACTGCCTCCAGCTTCTGTATTGTTTATAACAATATTTGTTCCATTAAAAGAATAACCTGTTAATGCAAGTTCTGCAGTAATATCTGTAATAGGTCTTTGGACAAGCGTGCCATTAGTTTTTATAATTAACATATTATCATCACTTGATAACCCAGACGATACTTCTTTAAATATTACTGTATTATCAAATATAGTTTTAAATCTATTTATATGTTTACCTAAAAACTTCATTAGGCAATATCAACATATTCTATAAAAACTTTTTCTTTCTGTAATGCTTTAGCAATATCTGGATATATTCTTTTATACGCGTTAGTGGATTTGCCAATAAACCCATCTTTGATGATAACATTATTCTCCTGCGAATCACCAACAAGAAGACACCCAGCAGTATGTTCATCAGTATTACCAGTATGAATGAGAATGTACTCAAAATTTGGTACACCAATAACATGTAACATTCCTTTATGGAATGAAAACCTTTTTTTATATTTTTCATGGAAGCCTCCTTCTTTTCGGAGTTTTATTTGATAGGTTCCTTGTGGCACTCTAGTTTCGCCACGAACCTTATTATCTCTATGTTCATCTTCTAATGTATAACATAGAAAATCTAATTTATTATTTCTTTCTAAAAAAAGTAAGCCAGAAGTACTATCCTCCTGGCTACTAATTCTTAATACCTTAAGTTTCATGTTACTTCAATTAGTCATCAGAACTAATTCCTGTATCAGGTCCATCACATAACAAGTACTGTGCTTTTTGTGCAGCAGTTGTTGCTTGTAAATCTAAATTGGTTGAAGCGTCTCCAGCACCATCTACATGCACTGGTGAAAACATACATTCACCTGGCTTAAGATCTGCTATAACATCACCATCTGGTTTTACTGCAATAGGATAATCTGTATCTACATTCTTTACAAATGTAAAAATCATATCCTTATTATTACTTCCACTTGATATTGTAGTAGCTCCTGTGCCTACAAGAATTTCTCCTGTATGTAAAATGTTTGAATCTACTGTTGTGCTTGATGTAGTAAAACTTGGTGAATAAGATAATACTGCATTTCCATCTGAATCTACTAAACTAAGTGATCCAGATACTTGTATTGATAATGATTGTGTAGCCATATTTTTTTATTTATGCGTTTGAATCTATTTCTATTGCTGCGTACTCAATTGTAACAGTAGCTGTATCAGCTCTTGCTACAGTAGTACCTGTTCCTCTTATAATAGTCATGAGAAATTGACCTGGCTCAAGTATACCTATTAAATCAGCATCGGTTGATGCACCATCATAAATTTTTACAAAATTAGTATCATCAAGATTTCTAACATATATCATTCTTCCATGACCTGGAGCTGACATTACTGTTGTATCTCCATCATGTGCTACATCAAATCTACCTGTTGCTATTTGATCTACACCAGTAATATTAAGCGTATATGATCCAGTCTGTGATAATGAATATCCAGTGCCTGAAGTGGCTGTCATATTAATTGAACAATTTAAAGTATAATTTTTTGCCATCTTATTATTTTTTACAAATTTAACAAATTTTTACCATTTTATCTTTTTCTTTATGTGATTTTATTCTAGCACATTTTTCATATTCTTCGCTATCAATATAATAATCTATTAAATCATCATATATTTTATTTGGTATTCTTTTTTTTGGATTAAAAGGTAAACTACATCCATTGTATTCAAATAACTCTAAAAAAGTCATTTGTCTTGTTACAATTAAATATGCATTTCGCATTGATTCATGATATAATTGCTCTTCATCTGTGTACATCCTTTTAAGGATTTTCATTTTTTAACTTTTTCTAGAGATCTACCACCAAAATATGCACCTATTACTGTAATTAAAACCAATTGTAATAAATCTACATATGAATCTTTTACCTCAAAACTTATAAAACCAGCATCAATAAATACAAGTAGTACTGTGCTAATTACTAAAAATACTAATACTAAAGGTCTTATGTTTTTACTTAACCATGAGTCAGAGTTCATATCAAGTTTCCATCTTTCAGTAACTTGTTTTTGCATTTCAGCCTCATAACCCATAATTAAATCTTTTATCTTTCTTTCTGCTTCTAGCTTTTCTTCTTTTGTAGTTGTTAGATTATCTAATACACCACCTACATTTTTAACTAGTTCACCAGCTCCTGCTGAAAATATTTTACCTAATAAACTCATGATTTTTTTCTTATATATTCTAATATAATATCTATTTTCTTTTTTATTTCTTCCATATTAGAAGCATTTTTTTCATGATGTTTTGAAAATGTATTTTTAACTTCATGTATGCTAAAAAAGAAAAATCTATATAAAGCATATAATGCTCCTAGTAATAATACTAAAGGTAATCCGTATCCTTCTATTAATTCTAAGATCTCAGCCATAGTTAATAACCTCCACCACCTCCACCTGTAGATCCTCCAGATGTTATATTAGTTGTACCACCTAATGGACCAAATTGTATATTACTTTGTCTACTACCTGTAGCTGTACTATGAGATGAACCACCCATATAACCAACTACTCCACGTACAACGTGTGTATGATATCCTGTTAATCCATTAGCTCTAGCATAATTTAAAGCTTCTTGTATTGTAGAATATACAGGCACACCTCCTATTGTTCCTAATACTGCCATTAATCTAATTGTCTAAATAATGTTTCTGGTAATTTACCACCACTAGCACATTTCCATCTTCTTCTAGCTTGTCTAATTCTAGAGTTTGGATTATTCCTAGTTTTAGCACTACTTCTTTTTAATTGACCTAAACTTCTAGCACAATATGACTTTCTACGTTTAGCAGCTTTGCTACCTGGTTTTACCTTACCAGTAACAGCCGTTTTAAGTTTACTTCCAGGATTAGCTTTTCTAAATAGAGCTACTCCCTTACGAGTCATACCAGCGCCAGACTTTGTCTTACGATAGTTACCACCCTTTCCAATAGTACGTCTTATTTGCTTTTGAGGCATTAATCTAATTGTCTATATGATGCTCCATACTTTTCTCCCTTCATCTTCATGCCATGACCTGCCTTTTTCATTTTCATTCCATACT